TTTGAGAAGCTAGAATCCGATGAACAGTGTACGTCTTATTTGCACGCTGCCGAAGTCGAGGCACAGTATTATGACCTTCCTTCCAAGAATGAAAAGTTCTCGGAGGTAATCTATAATGTCATGCGAAAGACGTATCCGAAACCCCCAACAATGGTTAGAGGAGGATTGTTCAGTGTTGACCGACAGAATGAATCCCCAACCTACGAAATGCTTATGGCATTCATCCAAGAGAACGGGATCGACGTTCAATCGCTCGATGAAAAACATCAGAACTACATCTCGTATGTGCGGGATGCCGGTGATGAAGCATTCTTCATCAGAAAGTTGGTACGTCGTAACAGACACCAACTAAGGAACGCAGGTTACCGCATGTATCTCGAAGCGATGGATATGCTCGATCCCAACCTGCGTATCTATCCTAATCTCCGTAACGATTTTCAGTGCTTGCGTTGCGCGTTTCGCGCACCTTGCCTCGCTCAAGAAGATGGAAGCGATTACAAGCAGATGCTCCGTGACAATTATGTTGTCGCAAAAGATAGGTAAACGGGAGGAAACATGAGTGAAATGACTCAAGAGGATTGGATGGACGAGCTGATCGCTCAGTTGGATGAAGCCCCCGCAACTCCAGTAAGCTTCACGTTGGTTGGGGAAGAGGCTGTCACCAAGCTTATAATGACTGATGTCATACTTGAGGATGGCGTCATTCAGGTAACGTTAGACGTGGCTTAAACGGGAGAACATAATGGCAACAGTTACTCGTAGAATTGTTGATGTAATCATCGCCAATGACGGTATCTATCCTGGCGATGATATGTACCCTGTAATCAAGATCGTTCGATACAACAATCAGTGGAATGGTGGAGTCGCCTACGGCTTGATTTACAGAGGCGAAGATCCCATGCGCTATCACACCTCAGCCGCATGTCATAATCCCGAAACGATTTGGGAATATTGTGCCACTGACTGACGAACAGATCCAAGCTTTATACCAAAGGAAAACTCAACCCAAAGCACAAACCCAACCCGCTGAACAAGCAAAGTTCACTAGACAAATCCGACTAAACACACAATATCCTAAGCTGCCGAGTAATGGCCCTGTAACATGGCACGACACGTTTTCTCCTAATAAGAGTTTACGTTGCGCCTCTCGCGGCTGCTCAGCACCAACGAGTTACAAGTACAAAGGCATTCCATATTGCCAGATTCATTTGATTATCTTGCTAAGCGAGAGGTTAACAAATGGCAACCACGGAAACACCGAATCAAACGGCAGCACAGGGGACGATGGAACAAGTGACGCCGTTGGAATCGATGGAACAACCAGTACCGAATACCTCACCGATACCGGAACACTCTGATAATCTACGTGAGGTTTTGCAAGTCAGGGCACCCTCTGAGGTTGTAGAGTGGTTGAATGTACTTCTCTATGCTGATCCAGGCATAGGTAAGACGTATCAGATCGGTACGTGTGCTAATGATCCTCGACTTGCTCCTGTGCTGCTTTTTGACGCCGAGGGCGGAACTACGACTCTCAGGCACATGGACAATATCGACGTTATTCCGATCAGATCGATCGTTGAGTTGGAAGAGAAGTACAACAAACTCTACGCATCGATCAAAGTGGATGATGATGGTACACCTAGAATGTACTACAAGACGGTTGCTATCGACACGGTAACCGAGCTAGCTGACTTGGATATGCGATTCATAATGAAGGCGGCGTATGCAAGGAATCCCGATAAAGTCGATATCGACGTTCCGAGTCCTAGAGAATGGGGAATCAATCGTTCTCATGTTCGAAAGATTATACGTGCTTTCAGGGATCTTCCTTGTCACACAATCTTTACAGCTCATGTGGGAACCGAACATGAGGAGAACATGCCTCCGAAGTTTTTCCCTGGTTTCGCCGGAAAGCTCAAGCAGGAAGTCCCTGGTTTCTGTGATATCGTCGGGTACATGTCAAACGATACAACCACGGGTGTTTTGGAACGGAGGGTGCAGTTCCAGGGCACACGTAGAGTCGTGGCTAAGGATAGAACCTCTGCCTTGGGTGATTTGATTATCGATCCCTCAATGACAAAGTTCTGGGACTTGATTCAGGCACACGACAACAACATCAACAACCCAACTCAAAATCAAACAACCGAGTAAAGGAGAGAGATGTCAGGCCCACTTAACCTATCCGATGCCGACCTTGCTGGGTTTGAGCCGCTTGAGCCTGGTCGATATAACGCCGAGGTTTTCGAGATTACGATGGACGCCGTGAAGAATACGTCGGGCACGGGTAAAATGCCCGCAGGGACTCCGATGGTGAAGGTACAGTTCAAGCTCACCAATAACGAGATTGAGTCGCTTGAGAATCGGCGAGTGTTTACTCAGTTCGTGATTCCGCCGCCTGAGTATGATAAGGCGAAGGCGTCTAAGATGAAGGGAATGCTTGCTCGCTTCTTTATCGCAACTGGCGATGCTGAGGAAGTTGTGCTGGGTGAGCATTTCGATCCTGATTTCGAGGATTACAAGGGTCGGCCCGTTGTCGTGGTTCTCGGTAAGGAACCTCGCAAGGATCGTGAGGGTAATACCGTTGACGGTGAGTGGAACAATCCTGTCAAGGGTATCAAGCCTGCCGGTTCTATCGTGACTGGCGCATCGAGCGGGCTGCTGTAACGGTTAACTAGCAGCTGGCTCAAAAAGTTGGCTGAGGTTGTCCCAACACGTAAGCAGTTGAGTGTCGCATACCCTGGCACCACTGGCCTCAGCCAACATTTTGATTCGCAAGTAAACTAATATATGGCAACGATAGAATCTAAGAGCGATATCCGTGTGAAGTTCTTCGAGCTTCTGTTCGGAACTACACAGGGCTATCTCTGCATAGCCACATCTGGTAAGAACTCAATCACCAGTGATTTCTCACAATATTTCTTTGAATGGCCGAATGAGGCATTGAAGATTGAGAACTTCATTCTCACGGTCGAAGAAAATAGAAACGTATATTTCTGCGTGAATCTTTTAAGAAACGAATCCCGTAAGAAAGAAAACTGTTTGCCTGGAAGTATTGTGTGGGCGGATTTGGATGGTGTTGAGCCTGAACTTATTGAGGAGATTCCGCCACCCATTTTTTGGGCTAGTTCTTATGGTAGATGGCAGGCGATTTGGCGTTTGACTGTGCCGGTTCCTGCATATCAGGCGGAGGAATACTCACGCAAGATTGGATATCTCGTGGGAGCTGATCGATCCGGTTGGGATCTAACACAGCTTTTACGTGTTCCTCTAACGTTGAATTTCAAGTATGATCCTCCGGCATACATTGAGCTTGAGCGTCTCTTGGAGACTCAGGCTCCTCCTCTACTGTTTGATGCCATTCCACCGGACGTTGAACATCGTGTAGCCATAGATCCAATGCCTGTAGAATCATCTGAACTCAACATTGAGATGATTCTATACAAGTTCAAAAATGCTTTGGACTACACTGATTTTGGTGCATACTTCACACAAGAACCAGAAAAAGATTGGTCTAGTATTTTATGGAGATTACTCCATATTTGTTTCAGAGTGGGAATGACAGCAGAAGAAGTATTTACCGTAGCACGTCATGCAAAATGTAATAAATATGAACGTGACGGTAGACCGCCAGAACATCTTTGGCGAGATGTTCTAAAAGCGGCAGAACATTATTTGTCTGCAAAACTCAGTGCATTAATTGAGATGCCTGTCCTCGTGGAGGAACCTTACTCTGAGACATTCATCGATACATACAGGAATTGGGCCAAAGTGCTCACTGATGCTTCGCCAGACTTTCATAATCTTTGTGCGTTTATAGCATTCAGTGCTCTTGTCTCCAATTCAGTGAGAATCGAAACTTCTGTAGGTGCGCTGGTTCCAAATCTTTGGGGCCTGCTTATAGGTGACAGTACGATTACTCGCAAGACTACCGCTATGCGTTTGGTAGTAGAGTTTCTCACAGGCATGGATAAAGAGTTGGTAGCAGCTACAGATGGAACAGCTGAAGGATTGTTGCAGGCAATGTCTGTACGTCCCAACAAAAGTTCGGTCTACCATAAAGACGAAGTTTCCATGTTGTTTGATAGCATGATGCGTAAAGATTACATGGCTGGAATGCAGGAAACTCTCACGGCTTTGTATGATTCACCACCGTACTACAAGAAAAGACTTGCGAATAGAGATATTATCGTTGAATCTCCGGTGTTTATATTTCTCGGGGGTGGTGTGCCCGATAGAATTCTGAATACAGTTAGTGAATCATTTGTTTTTTCAGGCTTTCTACCGAGATTCTTAATTTCAACTGGTGAATCACAAGGAAAATTGATAAAGGCTCTTGGGCCTCCCACAGAAGCAGGTATCGGTGGTCGGCCTGAAATCTTCAACAAGTTTGCAGATGTTTACGAAACTTATGGAATCGATGTTGAAACAAGAATTGGTGGACAAAAGGTTTTGATGCCTCCGAGGTACATCGCTAAGCTTACTCCCGAGGCTTGGGCTAAAAATGCCGAATTTGAAACCATTTTAATAGAAACAGCTTTGAAAAGTTCAGTCAAAGATTTAGCACTTCCTACACTTGACAGACTTAGCCGAAGCATCTTGAAGATGGCGACAATTCTCGCATGTTTGGAACAAAAGCCGAAGAACGGAATAGTTACAGTCAAAGAATCGAACGTCATAAACGCTGCATGGTATGCTCAGAAATGGGGAGAGAATGCAATCCATCTTATGCTCAATGCAGGCAAAGGAACAAACGAGAAAACACTCGAAAAGATTTTTACATTCATCGAAAACAATCCAGGTGCTTTGAAGAGTGTAGTTATGCTACGTTTCCATTTGGATGCAAAGGGAGCAGCTAATCACTTGCAAACACTCGAAGAGCGTGACCTTATTCGTAAAGAAAAGCGTGGTAATGGCTGGGCCTACTGGACTAGGTAACGAAAGGCAACCAATGATATTGGGTCTATCAGGTTTGAAGGGATCAGGCAAAGACACTGTTGCTGCTTATCTCGTGAAAACTCACGGGTTTGAGCGCAAGGCGTTTGCCGATCCCATGAAAAAATCCATCGCAGCTTTGTTCGATATTCCATTCTCTGAAATTGATAAGTTCAAAAACGATGACACGTGTGAAGTAGCTTTGGGATATAATTTCACGCAGGAGAGTTATGAAGCATGGACAAAGGTTTTGTCATTCCGTGAATTTCTTCAACGTTATGGTACCGAGTCGCATCGCGAGATTTTCGGTAAAGACTTTTGGGTAGATCAGACCTTGCCTGTGCAGGGTTACTATCCGGGGCGCGCGATTGTCGTAACTGACGTAAGATTTGCAAATGAAGCGGCTCGCGTAAACGAGCTAGGTGGATTCAATATCAGAGTCGTGCGCGACAGATCAAGTTCGAGCGAGGATAATCATGTCTCTGAACAACAGGACTTTGAATTTGATTTCAAGATTTACAACGACGGGGATCTTGAAGAACTTTACGATAACATCGAGACAGTCCTCGTCTTTATCGGACAAGCGATGAACTTGCGCTGAACAATGGCTTACGAGAAGTATCATAAATCGCTAGTCGATTGCATCAAGATCAAGCCGCATACCAGGGAACTGGTTGATAGGTGTGGCTCGTTTGAAGCTGCGGCTGAATATGCGTTCGTCGGTCATATGACGCTTCGCCGCATTTTGAGTGGAGTTCATTGTTCTGTTCAATTGGGAACTGCAACTAAAATTTTGATTGCGCTTGAACACCGGCGCAAAGAAGATCGTAGTATCAAGCGAACCCACGAACGGTTGAAGAAAGCACGCATGGCACAAGTCCAACTCGAAGAACAACAACTACGTTTGCTGGGATATTAACGGGAGAAGCATGAAAGAGATTCCTCTTAGCAATGGCGGTATAGCTTTTGTAGACGATGAAGATTTCGAGAAGATTTCTTTGATACCGTGGTATGGTGTAGATGGTGGATATACAAGATATGCTTATACTATGACTAGTAGACAATCCAGTAAAAGAACCACAATTGCAATGCATCAATTAATTCTCGAAATCACAAAAGGGGAGGTAGATCATATAAATCGAAATGGGCTTGATAATAGAAAGTCTAATCTTCGGATAGCCACTAGAAATCAACAAATGATGAATGCAATCAAAAGAAAAAATAAAACGACTTCACAGTACAAGGGTGTGTGTTGGACTAATAAAAGATGGCAGGCCAATATAAATGTAAACGGGAGACAATTGTATCTCGGCCGATTTAAAGTTGAAGAAGATGCGGCCAGAGCATACGATGATGCTGCAAGGAGATATTTTGGAGAATTTGCAAGAACAAACTTCTAAATTACCTGGAGCAATTTGCTGGAAATGTCCATTTAAGGACAGACCAGTAGCGAAAAGCATTGGGCCGGAAGATGCTAAAATAGCTGTTGTGTCTCGATCGCCGGGACATTATGAAGCTCTAGCTGGTAAATGTTTTGCAGGCCCCAGTGGAAAAGTTTTGGATCATTTGCTCAAGGTGCATGGATCTTCTCTGAATGAAGTTCTGGCTACAAATGTGGTCGCTTGTCAGTCGGATGGAACCGAGGCTGGATTTGCCACCGCACAATCCTGCTGTGAGCCACGTCTAATGAACGAGCTTGAGTCGGTGGAAACCGTTATCGCCTGTGGTCGTGAGGCCGCGTGGGGAATCATTGGAGCGACTAATATCGCTTCCAATCGCGGCTACGTTCATAAGGAGGTTAACCCTGCGACTGATAAAATCCAGCGAATCATCGTTACGAGCAATCCGGCTGTGGTGCTACGTGATGATGCTAATTATCCTGAGTTGGTTCGGGACTTTAGACTGGCTCTCGATCCTCTTCCTGAGCCTGTTATGCCTATTGTTAGAGCTATCGATAATCTTGACGAAGCCAAGGAAGCAATCGAACAAATGAAGCAAATGATTGCTGCAGCTGCATCAGGTGGCAACGATGTTATTCTGAGTAGCGATATTGAGGCGCGCGGCCCTGGTGATTACAAAGGCAGCACAGGACTGAGCCATCGTTCAACTTTGGCCTGTGCTGGTTTTTCAATAAGGGGCGAACGCGCGGTAGTTTTCGGTGAAACCGTGGTTAGTGATAAGACGTTCTTAATCGAGCATTTGCGTGAGTTGTGGGAATTGCGTGGGGTCAGGTATTTGTGGCACAATGGCAAGTACGACGTGAAAGTGTTGCGTACCCACGGAATCAATGCTCATGTGGATGAAGATACTATGTTGCTTTCGTGGTGTCTCGATGAAAGACCGGGCGATCCTGAAAGCGGCGCAGGTGGGCATTCACTTGAATGGCTGTTAAAGGATGAACTTGGCTGGCCTAAGTACGAACCACCGTCTGTCAAGCATTTCAAGAGAACGGGAAGGTTCGATTACTACGGTGCAGACGATGATATCGCTGCACAGAATCGAGCGCGCCGTGAGCTATACCAGTATAACGGGTTTGATACTGCTGGCTCTTTGGCCCTTTTTGAGGTTCTCAAACATCGTGCCCAAAACGATAACGTTTGGGAAAAGCCTTATCGTTCGCTGCTTATCCGTCTTTCGGAGACGTTCACACGAATAGAATTAGAGGGTAATCTGCATGACGTGGATAGAGCCTGTGATCTTCTCGAACGAGAAGTGTGGCCCAAACTGCGTAGACAAACCCAAACGTTGCAACAAATCAGCAAACGCAATCTTAATCCAAACTCACCGAAGCAACTAGAGAAACTGCTTTACGATGATTGGGGAGTTACGCATGATCTGATGCGTCCGAAGATTGAGCGGCTTGGTAAGCGTTCGACGGATCAATGGGTCAGAGAAAAGATTCTGCTCGGTTTGTACTCATGTACCGATGAAACTTATCGAGAGGGAATCAATCAGTTCGTCCAGATTCTCGATGATTTCAAGGAACTGGATAAGCAGAGAGGAACTTACCTAGAAGGGTTGGTTCTCAGGAGACAACCAAATGGCAGAATTTACACTGACTTTAAAATACACGGGACGGAATCTGGACGCGTATCATCATCCAATCCTAACTTGCAGAATATCACCAGGACTAAAGAAGGACTCCCTAACATACGAGCTACATTTGTTCCTGATCCTGGATGCGTCTTTGTGTCGGCCGACTTATCGCAAGCAGAGCTACGCACAATTGCCGTTCTTTCCGGCGATGAAAACCTCCAATCTATCTATAGGGACACTTCGCGCTCGCTTCACAAAGAAGTGGCCGCTGAATTCTACGGAGATGACTTTACCTACGAGCAGTACGTGAGAGCGAAGAATATCAACTTCGGTGTGGCATACTGGCAGAGCGCGTTCTCATTCGCGCAGATGTATAACATGCCACAGGATGAAGCTCAGCGGTACATTGACTTTTGGTGGGAACGTTTTCCCAAAGTGTGGGAATGGACGAAAGCGATGGAAAAACAGGTGATGGAGGTCGGAGAGATTCAATCTCCGTTCGGACACAAACGAAGGTTCTATGTCATTCCTGCTGATGAGTCTGGACGTATTCACACAGTCAAACAGGGAATCAACTTCCTGCCTCAGAACATCGCAGCCAACATTACCCTCTGGGCTTTGTGTGACTTCACAGAATGGTTGGTCGTCAATGATTTTTGGGACATCTGTCAGCCACGAATTACAGTACACGACTCAATCCTTATAAACGTCGAGGAAAGCGAAGCAATGTTCTTTGGGAATAAACTGAAAGAGTTCCTCGAAATGGCACCGCAACGAGCTATAGGGTGGGACTTTCCTTATAAAGCAGATGTCAGTACCGGCCCGAATTGGGGATCGCTACATGAGATTGATCTACTTGAGGCAGCAGCGGCATGATTGCGATGACCAATACAGGCATCGTTGTAATGACAGCGATCATCTGTGTGACCGTCGTGATTTGCTGGGGTCTGTGGCTTAGCTCCAGATACATCTACCGCGAGCTAACTCGCATTCGCTACGAATACAACATTCCCATCGAAAACGCGCCCCTGGTTGAAAAACCCGCACAGGGGCAGGCACAGGGCACGGCATCATATACAGCTGAGACACCGTGGCCGATCCCACCAAAAGAAACTGATGTTCCAACTGTTGCGCCGCCCAAGCCACCAGTTAAATGAGAGTAATTGCCATCGATCCAGGTGTGATGACTGGATACGTCTACGCTGATGTTGAAGATGGTAAAGCTCAATGCTTTCCGTTTCAGATGACGGATGACGTAGACGACTTGTATCGCAGGCTCGTTGATTTCAAACCACGATACATAGTCATGGAAGATTTCGAGTTTAGGAGTCGAGCCTCAACTGGTCTGAATCTATTTCCTGTGCAACTCATAGGAGTAGCACGTCTGTACGAGATAATGAGTTTGGATCAGGTTGCAGTATACCTGCAAAAACCATCCTACGGTAAGAGCTACTACACCGACCCCACGTTGAAAGCCAAGAAACTCTACAAACGTGGAGTGCCTCACGGCATGGATGCTCTCCGACATCTGTTGCAATGGCTAACGTTCGGAGCAGGCAATCGATTCATCGCAAAGGACGACGACTTCGCAGTTCTACTAGACAAATGGAATACATGATGGCTGATGCTGATAGTGTTGAGGCGGTTCAGTGTAAGTTAGGAGATATTTATATCCTTTGGCCTGGTACGCCGAACAAGCCCCCAGAATCTATTTCTGATGAGGATTTATTTATTTCCAGTCCTCGACAGTTTGACAGACCCCATCCAGAAAGTCCAATTTTTGAATATGAACATAACATGCGAATGAGAATGTGGCTTCCTAAAAAGGAGACGGTGGATAATGCCTGAGTGGTACGAGAAACCGTATCCCGGCGGGCCAATGGTTAAGGTGGATGGTTTTCCACGTCCATTGTATCCGCTTGATGCTGCACCAGATCATACGCCTAGTGTCGATGGCCCTGATGTCGAGGCTTACAAGCGTACCGTAAGCCGTGCTGGCCGCTGGCAATGGCAAGTATTCGATGAGAAGTTCTCGAACGGATTTAGTCATGGTAAAGGGTCGAACGTGATCGATTCAGGTGTTGCAGGAATCCAACGCCAGCAGAACATAAAACCTGATACTGGCTACGTCGGCCAAAATACCTTCAACACGTTACGTTCGATTAAAATTCCCGAGGGGCTACCTCACGCTGGCGAGATGGCGATGGACGTTCGCGCGGTTGAACTGATTAATGAAGCATACAAAATGTTCAATGGCAAAGAAATGTCGAAGATCAATCTTGGCCCAATTGAACAAGGTGGCCCAAGTGTGCGTGAGTATGATCTTACACACGCAACTAGTGGTATCCCACTCTATCCAGCATTCGATTCTGTCTGGTATTCGGGTCGAGGTATTCTTGCACCTGAGTCATTGACTGTAACTCGTACTGGTGGTGCATCACATGGTACTGCCTTCTATGCTGATGGAGATTCTGGATTACGTTGGTGGTTTGGACATTTGACTTCACCACCATCAGTCGGACGACGCTTCACCAAAGGAGATGTCGTTGGTACAGTCGCTCCGCATCCCGAGGCTCCGCATGTTCACACTGGAATCAACGTTGAACGTCTTTGGGGCGCAGACCAACAGATGACTCATCACACGAACTACACGCACGGAGCACCGTTGATTGGAGCGCAGTTGGATGCTGAGCGTCCATTGTAAAATCAAGGAATGAATTGTGAGGCGAGCCAAACGGCAGGCAATTCTCGTGATCCTCGCAGTATTGTTACTCGTGGTTGCGATTATTGTTTGGGTAACCAGTCATAGTCTTGATATTGATTTGCTGGCCGCAGGTGCCATAATCGGTGGAATCGCGGTTATGGTTGTGTCATTGCCTGAGAATGGTAACAACGGCAATCACAAATAAATTTACCGGGGTCACAAAATGTACCAACCCAAGCGAAGAGGAGAATAAGATGACAAGGACAGTAGGCCCGGTCTGGATTGTCCAGCCCACGTCGGCTGAAGAAATGCCGCATCCCGAGCATCCGATTGTGTTGCCGCCTGACACACCACCAGATAGCGGCTTGACTCCCGAGCATCCCATCGTGATCCCTGATCCAGGTACTCCGGTGGATCCGAATGCTCCTGAGGTGTCACATCCGATCGTGCTTCCTGGTGATCCTAGCTGGGGCGATGATTTGAAGCCGACGCACCCTATCGTGCTTCCCAATCCTCCTGATGGTGGCGGAAGTACAGAGCCTGTTGGTGCGCCGACATTTTACCAGCGTAAGACGCTGGGCATCAATTGGGATTCATCGTTCGATTCGTCGGCTGTAGTTGATATCAAGGCTGGCGATAGCGACACAGATCCCATCACGGTTCGCACGGTTGCGAATGATGGTACGTCGTCTGTGACGTATCCGCAGGACTTCACGGGTCAGGTTACCATCCAGGTTGTTGGTAAGGATGGATACCTCGAAGCCACGACCACAATCAACTAGTTCCACAAGAATGGGGGCTTAGCCAGCTGACCCTGCTAAGCCCCCATTACCTTTTTATACAGTGTTATACTGGGTTATACTTGTTACACTACGTAACCGAGAGGGGTGATAAAGCTGAACAACTAGAAATACTGCCGCATATACTCGGCAGCATCTAGTAAACTAATCAAGGAGCCGTCCCTCATGATGCGTAAGCTGCAACTTATTGTCACAACTATTGTAGCCTCTGCTGTGCTGGGAGGCACAGTAGGACAAGCAGCCCAAGCAGATCAAAGCGCACAGCAGATAGTGCAACGTGCGGTGTGCCATTACTTCAAGGGTAAATTATGTACTACAGCAATGAGGATCGTGAATTGTGAAACGGGAGGATCTTACAATACTCCCTGGGCAACCAACGGACAGCATCATGGTATCTTTCAAATGGGATCACAGGAAAGAGCCACGTATGGAGATGGAAACAACATTTGGGCACAAGCCAAAGCAGCCTACGCATACTATAGCGTGGCAGGATTCGGTCCGTGGTTGAACTACGAACCACCGGGTTGTGGCTATTAAGTAAAAATTAACAGCCGCTAAAAAGTGTTAGAAGGGGCGCAGCCCTGTGCGTGTGGAGAGAGTTACACTCACGAGCGCACCCCTTCTAACATAACGCCCCCCACACTATCTAACGCGGCAGGATAAGTGTGGGGGGCTTCTTTATGCCTAAATACGCAATTACCCTAAGTCTTGATTAGGTAGTTGACCACCAAATACGCAGAAGAATCGAGCATACCAGCTTGTCCGATAGTACCACCAATAGCTACAGCACCACTAATACCTGGCAACGAAGTCGGGTTACCAACTGAGATTCCTGTGGCAGCATTGAGAATACCAACGCTGCGCGTATCCGTACCATCTGTCGCCTGGTCATCGCGAATTGTTCCAATACCACCGGGGTTACCACCATTCCAGTGATAGTAGGAATGTCCGTGTCCAGGATCACCGACGGCATGACCGTGGTTTGGTAGAGTAAGAGTGTGAGTAGCAGTTATACCATTTGTGTGAGCGTGTCTAGGTCTGCGAGTAGCTAGGGCAGCACCATCGTTGTTACCGATAGTAGAAACATCTGCGTGAGTACCCAAACCCACAGGAACACGTCCACGCATGTCTGGCACGTTGAATGTCGTTGAGCCATCTCCTGCTCCGAATGACGTTCCGACTAGAGCAAATAGAGTTGCGTATGTTGCTCTGCTAACTGGTGA